TCAAAGGTAGCGCCTTCAAAAAGTACAAAGCTGCTTTGACCTTGATTAGTGCGTGTATCTATTGCTCGACCCGTAAAGGTCGCATAGTCATCACCACTAGTCGCAACAGCTGCTCTATTAATCTGTAACCAGCTATCACCGTCAATAGAGAAGTAAATATTTTCACCTACGCAAACAACAACACCGTCTGCATAAGGATAAACACCGTGTACTATTTCATCTGCTTCTGGTCTAACAGTTCCAAATAACTCATAGCCGTTAATTCGACGATAGCCACCATCTGTATCGACTTCAAAGTTTCGGAGGGTGCTTGCTATTCCGGGCTGTTGCAGCATTTCTAGCTGGTTCAGGCTGGAATATAGTCCTCCTTTAGATGCTAAACCAAAAGGTTGCGACATCAGACAAATCTCATTCTATCGTCTTTTATTTCTCGCGGCATAGGCGTCATAAGATTTAGCTTCATGAGCCTTAGTCCACGCTTGTAGTCTTCTAAAGAAAAAGCAGACATCTGCGGGTTTTCTTTAAACTGATAAACGTAGTAGCGTGTACGAGCAATAAGAACAGGTTTATAAGTATTCGGAAATACAATCTCATCTGAGTAAGCTGATAGTTCCGTAGGTAACTTATATGCAAAGAACCAGACTCTATACGCTTTATCAGGAATAGGACTGAGACCAAACTTACGATTGTCAGGGCTTCTAAGTACAATGCTAGGTACACCGTATTGCTGCGTATCTGCATCGTCTTGGTTTTCAGAAACTCTTACAAAGTCTTTCCAAGCTTCAATGTCTTTGAACCTAAGATTGCTCATAGTATAAGGAGCTGTTTCACCTGCTACATCTCTTGTCGTAAGAAAGAAATTGTCCCAGTCAATGTATCCATAATCTGTAGTAAGGTCGTCAGAGGCTGGCTTAAGTTCATACCAGCGAGTTCCAGCAACTGTCTCGACATAAGTATTGCCGTACATATTGTTACTAGAACCGCTAGTATCTAATGCCAAAAAAGGCCACTGGGCCTCTTCATTAACGATGTCTAAATATGCACGATTGACACAATCTTTAACGTGCTGCTGAATACCAACAGCTGTTAAAAAGTTTGCAGAAGTCAGAGGAACTTCATTCATTTCCCTTAAGACTTCGTTTGTAATGTCAAGATATGTCGCTGCCATTTAATTAGCCTTAGCTTTTCTTCTTTTTCTTTTTGCTCATCATCATGCTACCGTACATTTTTTTATCACGATGCATCTTGCCGCCACACATTTTAGCAGCTCTTTTTTCTGCTTCCATACAGCTAGAATAACTTTTCTTGCCCATCATTAGCTTTGCTCCATAGAAAAAGTTTTAGAAGTTTCTCTAGCAATTTCTAGTTCAGACTTGTTGCCAAAGATACGTTCCCAATTATCGTCGTAGTTTTTTTTACTATCGCCTGTATAGAAACTACCTGTCATGCCTAAAATACGCTTATTATTTCTTTTACCGCTTTTCAGCACGACTGATTTATTTTCGCTTCCTATTTGAGGCATAGTTTTAAATTCCTAAGAAAAGGCAAAGGGGGCCTGTAAAGACCCCCAAAGCTTATTAGTCAATCGTATAGAAAGCTGAAACGAGTGCTTCTGGGCGAAGTACTTTAGCTCCATATACGTGAAGACCACGAACAATGTCACCGAAGCTGCTGGGGTCACGAAGAACCTCAGTGCTGGTAATCGTCTGGGCAGTAGCCGTAGAAGAAATATGACCAGCCAAACACTTGCCAGTAGCCGTAGTGGTAGCAGCAATGTTATTAGTCTTGTACATATTGAATCCACGCAGCTTACCAGAAGATACCAACCCGTTTCGGATTGAGCCTTGTCCTGCGTTAAAGTCTACAGACAGAAGCTTAGAGCCTGACTGTGAGAGTTCTTCGTAGAAATCAGGGCTGGCAACAAACCAACGGCCTTCTTCGGGGATGTTTTGCTCATCAAGAAGACGAGCCATACGTGCCATAAGGTCAATGGGGTCTACTTCTGTTTGGCCAAGGTCAACAGACGCAGTAGTCTCATTTACGCCACCAGTACCTACAGCTGCATCAGCACCAATAATGTGGTCTGCATTTCCAAACTCTGCGCCCAAGTCATCAGAAGTTTCTGAAAACATCTTAACAAGTACGCCTTGATCAAAGGCATCACGCAAAGAGTAAGCTGCTGAAGACGTAGCAACGTCACGGAAGTTAACGTGAGACATTTGCGTTTCAATGTCATCTACGATGAACTTGAAAGCGTTAGCAATGTCAACGACCATAGTGATTTCTTGGTCTCTCAACTCAGTCTGAGCTACCGTTCCACCACGCTGATACTGATCAACAGTGATTACAGGCTCTTTGATGATACGTACAGTGTCACCATAGCTTGCAATCTCACCAGCATAATCCGTGTTAGTGATTGCTTCTACAACAGAAGCTTTACGGAAAAAGTTGAGTACCTGTTTGGAATAAACCTTCGGTAGGAAAAACGAGTTAGTTTGACCAGCATCTGCGTTGTCAAAGTTACTAGTTGATCCATTATTAAAAAATTGATCGGATGTATTTGAAGCCATTTAAAATCTCCTTAAGTAGAAAAGATTAGCCCGGACGTACCCTACCTTCAATCATCGCTTCACGAATTTCTTCTTCGTACTTGTCAAACTGATCTAGGGACATCTTAGCTATTTCGCTTTCCGTCCAAATACGTGGCTGCTGTGCATCTACACTTGTTGTTTTAGTAGATACCATGTCA